CTATCATATATTTAAAAATGATAATGTAAAAAATACCTATCCAGTTTCCATCCTTATTAATATAATGTTTCTTGTCCCATCCATAATCAAATTTATTGTCAAATATCCACCAGTTCATATCTATTACTATAGTCATTTGTTGTAAAATGGAACCCAGAGGTGTTGAATTCTATTTACTCCTTTTTTGTCTATCCATGCATCTACAATTCCATAGCCTATATGTGCTTGGAGTTTTTTTCCTCTCATGAATCTTGTCTGCCCACATAGGGTTCCTGATTCAAATCCGTGGATGTTTCTTCTGCATAAATATAAGGATTTATGGTAGTGTCCTGAGTGAATGATGTTAGGTTTACTTCCTCCATCAAAACTTTCTATTAATTTTTGGATCTTATATGAATCTGCATATGCTGTCCCATCTGCTCCGTGATAAAGGTGCAAATTAATGCCTGGTTTTAATTCTAGATTTCCTTCATCTTGTCCTAGATGAGTGTAATTGCTTAACATGTGCTCCAAGGCTTTTCCTACGATCATGCCTGCGTCTCCTTTCTTGAAATACCATTGGTCGTGATTTCCATCTATGCCATAGATATGGGCTTTAATTTTATCGAAGAATTCTGCTGCATAGTTTATTTGTGAATCAAATCCTATATGTGTTAATTCATAGATATGTCCTGGTCTTCCTGACATTCCTTCTAGATGATCACCAGAGTCTACTACAAATTCTACTTTTTCTTTATTAAAATGTTTGGCCATAAATTCAAATAACTCTGGTTTAAATGCTTCATGTCCTATGTGTGCGTCTGAAAAGTATCCATACTTAACATGTTTGCCTGATAAGTGTAATTTTCTTCTTCTTGCTGGTTTTCCCTTAGCTGATTGAATTGCTGTGATCACTTCTTGTTCTGTTAGATTATGTTTAATAATTTCTTTTTCAAGTTTTGATATTTTCTCTTTCTTTCCCATTTATTAAATCTCCTTGATTATACAAATGAATTTCTTGAAATAAGTTTTAATTTGAACTTTCTCTCTGCCTCATAGATGGCTGGTCTAATATATGGATGGGGATCAATCCCCTCTTTCTTTATTTTGTTTGCTACGGCATAAGCAGCTCTTTGTGATGCTTTGCCCTTTAATCTTAATTTTTTTTCAGTCCATTTCATTAATCTCTTAGCTGATACTGCATGTGGAGGGGAGCCATATTCTACATTTTCTGCATGTGGTGCAGCATATTCGAATACGATCCTATTATCGTCATCCCAATAAGGAGGGATCCCACTTAAAAGAAGGGCACTTGTGTCTGTTATGGTTGTTGGGCTTCTGGTACTTGATTTAAATTCGTCTCCCCAAGGCACTGGTCTGATTAAGTTTTCTTGGGATTCTACATAGATAAATTGCATTATCTCCATGAATTTTTCTCTTAATTCAGGATTGGTCTTCACACCATGTTCTAGTTCTTTTAAATCCTTCATATTTTTCTCCATTCTTCTTGTCTTTGATTATAAACTTCATAAAACATATAATATTCTTTTGTTATCCATTCTTCAAAAAGAACGGGATAAAATAATTTACAATATAAAGGACTTAATTTTGAGATGTTATCTTTTAACTCTTCTCTTTCTAATTTCTTTTCCAATTTATTATATTCCATTATTTATTTTCCTTATTATCTTTTCTACCATAAAGGTCATAAAAAGTAATATACTCTTGTAATCTCCAATTCTCATAAAACTTAGGATGATTTGATTTATAACACTCAGGACATATTGTAGAACTCCTATCTTTCATATCTTTTCCTTTTAATTTCTTCTCTAATTCATTAAAACTACCATCTGGTAATTTGACAGATTGTTTACATATATAACAAAATTTATAATCTTCTATCATTTTTCTTGTTATATGAGAAGGTAAACTACTTATTAAATTTATCTAAATCTTTAGGTATTTACTATTATTTGCATTTTTAATATCTTCCACTTTTTTGTTCTATAAATCTATTTGCAACCTGAAGGGGTGCAAATAATTCTTTTATTATTAGATGTAGAAATCTCTTCTTTTAATAATACTACTTCATTACAACCATATCTATCTTTAGTTGCTGTTGGATGGTGCTCTTTTAGGTCTACATCCTTATTGCTATATGGCAGTTCGTCTGGTTGGTCTGGGTTTGAACTTAATAAAGTTAAATTGATGGTTCGGCTTGAACCTGCTACAGAGGATCTTGATTCCCTATATTTAAAGGTATTTCCGAAGGCAGAGTATGCCCTCACTAACAGGATGTCTCCTGAGGCATATTCAGGGGTCACATTTGCCAGATCTACTGCGTAGGCTCCTGATGTGTTGGTTTTAGTATTAATGCTAGAATTCTTGCTTAAATTGTAAATTACCACTGGGACTCCTTTTGCTGTGGTCCCATCTATGTCTGTTATGATCCCTGTTATTGGGAATGGTGTTAAAGGCATTAGTATTTCCTCACAAATGTGTGCCTACACATAAAATGGGGGGTATAGTCTCTGTTATCGAAGTCTGCTGGGAGTTCGTCTCTTTCCTTTGCCAGCTCCACTTCGTCATCTATGATCTCTTTTAATTGGTCCATTGATACCCCTTTTTCTGTTCTTTGTGTGATATTCCCACATATCTTGGTTGTTCTGTGGTCATTTGGGCCTAACCATTTATATTTTAGCTCATCGTCTGGATCTATTCTCTTATAACTCCATTCCCTTGCTTTGTTGTATAATGCCTGGGTCTCTGTCCTATAAATATTCATGGCTTGATAAGGAGGGATCCCTTTTTTTGTTAGATATGCCATTACCTGGTCTTTTGTCTTGCCTTTTAGCATGGATCTCATTATGTATGATTTAATTAAGTCACTTGTTCTTAAATTCACTCCGTCAAAGGATCTTGCGAAGAGGTCTTTTTCCACGTAGTCTACAAAGCTTGTGATGTCTGATTGTGCCTTAATTATGTTATTCTCTGCGTTTTTTATGAATTTCCTTTCGTCCATAAAAATCTTTGAACTTATCTTTTGGATGTATGCTTTTATGTCTCTTCTTGCTGAATGCCTTGGGTTGTACACTCCAGGGGTTCCAGTTGAAACCATTCCAGTGTCCTTTTGGAGATTTATGTCTTCTATTTTTTCTTTTAGGGTTTCTGCCCTGTAAATGATTAAAACATTTGTTATGTAGTCTTCTGGGATAGACCCTTGCACATCTATTGTTAGGGGTCCTATTGAGATATACTTCTCTGCGTTAAGAGCTCCTCCTTCATTTGACACCACATTTGTGTTGCCTTGCATTTGGTTCTGAACATCCCAGTTCCTTGGATAGAAGAGTTGTTCTTGGATTCCTTGCAGAGTCATTATTTCTTCTCCTATTGATGTAAAAACTTTAAGAATTGTGTCTGTTGCTCCTTTGTTATTGAATTCTACTTGAACTGCATATATTTCTCCTATGATCTCCTCTGTTTTAAATAGAGCTTTATTCTCTGGATCTAAAAAGATGGGCCCTGTATTGATTTTGTCTAGCATTGTTCATTTTTCCTTATGTACTTTCTCATCTCCTGTTTGGTTATTTTTAGTTCTTTTGCTTTTATTAGTTTCTTAGCAAAGCTGTCCTTTAGGTATTTTAAAGGGACTACGTGTCCATTGCCTTGGGGAGATTTGATGTCACAAAATTTTCCTTTTCCTCTTACTTTAATGAGGTACATATCTGTTGCTTTGTTCGTTGGAGCTGGCTGATTGGTTGAGGCTGATTGGTTTGTTGGTTGGCTAGGGGAGAATGGACTTCTATTTCCAAATGGCGAGCTTCCTTCGTTTCCTCCGAATGGGGAGCTTTCTCCACCCATTCCTGCTCCTTGTGGTGGTTCTACTGGTTCGTCTACAGGATCATATTGGAATTCCTCTTCCTCTGTGTATGTTACATTAAATCCTAATTGCTGCATCATTTGAGCATTGTTTATTTTCTGTCCTATCAATTGCTCTTTTGCTATTTCGTCTTGTTCTTCGTTTGGATTTAAGTCTATGTGATAATCCTTAACCTCTAGTTGTTTCACATACCAAGGATAGAATTCATCATTATAAATTCCTTGGCCGTCTGCTATTGCTCTGTTGGTTACAGTTATTTGGAGTCCTTCGTTGTTTAGTCCTCCACCTGTGCTTACATCTCCTTGATAAAGTGGCATAACTCCCCAACATGCTCCTATTTTTCTTGAGTATTCGTCTCTTACTTCTGTGTACTGCATTTCTTCTAAGGATCTCATGAAGTCTATGAATTGTATGTTGTTTGCACTCTGGCTATTTGCGTGTTGCTCTACTACCATCGGAGGGATCTGGTGTGGATTTCTCTTAAATTCGTCAAGCATCCAGTTCCAGGCTTTTGTCACACTTGCCGTGTTTGATGAGTTAATAAATAAAAGTCCTCTTGGTGGTCTTTGTTTTGAATAATAATTCTTGATGTAATTGTCCATATTCATCATTGTTACAATCTTCATCCAACATGCATATATCGGTGAGAAACCATAAAGTAAGGTTGGTTTGTATTTGCTGGTATGAAAAACTTCATTTTTAGAATAATAAATATAGCCTCCTTCAGGCATGTCTCCCCTATAGTATGCTTGGAACATTTCCTTGCCACATTGTGGGCAGATTTTTGTTGTTGAATTAAGTAGATCTCTGTGTTCTGGGCAAAACATTAATTTGTTTCCTGAGTTGTCCATCCCCATTCTTCCTTTTCGGTCTGCTATGATAAACATAAATCTTGGGTCTGCCCTTATGAATTCTACTGGTATTTCTGTTACTAAGGAGCCATCTTTGTTCCAGTAATAATCCTTAATGCACACGCAGTACATGTTGTCTACTATGTTTAGATCATTTTCTAGTTCTGATGATAGTCTTATTAGGTCTTGGTTGTTGTCGTTTACTGATTTAGAATATTTGATTAATCTTTTTTTCTCCTCTACATCTGGTTCTTTTAAGTCTCTTGATTTACACTCATCACATTCGTCCACTGGGTTTTGGAATTCCTTGTGGCACTCATTACATTTAAATGCATAGTTTTCTTTTACTTCATAGTTGTATCTGAATATTGCTTTTCTTAAATTTTGATGTATTGTTAGTAAAATGTCACTATATTCTGCTACATCATAAAGGGTATAATAAGAAAGAGGTTGTATTTGTTTGATAACATTATCGTCTCCTGTTATCTTGGATGGATCTAAACTTGGACGTGCATTTGATTTGGTTGGGTCCACTCCAACTAATTGGTCAACGTAGTTTTTTGTTACCTCTATTGTTTGGGGATCGTGTTGTTTTATTTCGATATTTGTAAAGGGTATTTTCATTATGATTTCCTCCGATGGTTTTAATAAGCATTACTTTTATATAAACTTTATGATTTTGTTTGTTCCTTTTCTATTAAAGTGCATTGAATAAACTCTGGTTTATTATAATTTATATTGCATAAATCTAAAACCTTACCCATTGCACCATTGCACCATTTGTGTAAAATTATATTATGTAATCTTGGATTGTCTTCTTCCATCCTTTGAAATCTGTTTGGTTCTTCTTCGAGATTAATTCCAAAACCACAACCCATACATCCTGTTCTATTTGCTTTTGTTGTTTTTAATAATTTGCCTTGTTTAATAATATCTCCATAAGCCTTACAATAATCAAGATTAAACTCTTTAATATATTTTAAAATGTCTTGTTCTGTCCAAAATCCTAAGGGATGGCAAACTTCCTTAGTAAAGTTAATACAACCATTTTGTAAGTATTCTTTTTTTCTTTCCATCCCATCAGATGCCATTGTACCTATAAAGGGGACCTCTCCTGTTTGTTTTTTGTATCTAATAAATGGTTCTTTCTTAAGATAATAACAACACCTATCCGATACTTCTATATCTGAATCAATAATACATTTCCACTTTTCAGAAACTTTAAACATAGTTTTAGATCCATCTTTCATTATTCCTGTCATTAATCTATTTCTTAGATAATCTGATTTTGTGTGTTTTACCTTATGAATAAAATTTGCTTGTTGTTTTGATGGGAAGGGTATTCCATATTTTTCCCAAACCTGTAACATAGAAATTTTGGGTTTAAGAACAATATCTGCTTTTTTTATAGCATGTTCTCTTGTATCTATTTCTGTTCCTGTATCAACAAAAACCACTTTTACATCAGGATAAAGAGATTTAACTAAATGCATCATAACCTCTGAATCTTTTCCCCCACTATAAGAAATATAAACCTGTCCATCAAATGCATTATAAAATGATTCTATTTTTCTTTTAGTAAGTTGTATCTTAATATTCATAGGAAGTCCTTGTCTTTGTGTAAGTTGCCACATTTCCATCTTTTCAATACAATCCTGTGATGTTATCGGGATCCCTTAACATCGCTATTCTTCCTGGGTTTAGCTCGTACCACATTCTCATCATGAAGTTGTCTGCCTTATCTGGGGATCGTCCCATTCTTTCTTTGATTTTGTCTTTTCCTTCCATTGCTATCTTTCCGTCTTTTTCTATATCTTTTCTTCTTATCTGCTGCAGCTCTTCTATTAATTCGTTCTTTATTCTCTCATTTCCTATCTTGGTTGCTATCTTGCCGTGATTAACATATTGGGCTAGGTAATCGTAGCATTGGCTCTTTAGGTTTACATAATTACAATTCACTACTTGGATGGCTTTTGAGTTGTTAATAAATCCCCTTGAGCCGTCTATGTGGTCTACTACTCCTCCTCCTACTCCATCGTCATCTGTTAGGATGTTGCTGTATGGTATGAATAATTGTTTGGCTATCATTTTAAGTTTTTCTTCTGTGAATTTGGTTGGAGCTTTCTTGTATTCTTCTGGAGCCATCTTCATGTTGTATTCCCAGCACTTGACATTCGTTAGGCCTTCCCAGTAAGTTATAAATGTGCTATCACGTCCGTGCCTTGCTACATCTGTTATTAAGTATCTTTCTTCACTCTCTGGGGTTGTGTTTGTGAACATGTCTAGGATCTTAGGGTAATCGAAGATTTTGGCAGGATCCTCATCGTATTCGAAGTTTCCATAAAGCAGCCTTTCTTTTGCTATCTCATCGGTCATTTTAAACAGATTGTCTCTGTAGTGATGAGGCATGTATGGATTGTCTCCTACTAGGCTTGGTATGAAAACCCTATAAGGCTCTATGGTTCCGTCCTTAGCTGGTTTGTAGAATTGAAAGTATAAAAAGTTCTTTGCTGGGTTGCTGGCAATTAATAGCTTTGGTATTAAATTAAACTCTAATAACTTAAATCGTATCCTTGACATCAGGATGTTCTTTGCTTTCTCTGTAACCTCAGAGGCCTCATCTATGAATGCTCCTGTATATTCGGAGGATCCCAGACTATCAAATTCAGGATCACTTGGGTAAAGGAATAAATCTTTTAAGTAAACTGATGAGCCATCTACGAATCCATGGGAGCCGTTGTTAAATTGTATAATAGAATTCATTGCATTGTATTTGTAGTCTTCTCCAGGCACTAGCCCAAAGTTAGAGCATGTCTCAAAAAAAGTAAGAAGGGTCGTGTCTTTAACATTCTTTAGTCTGGCTCTTCCTAGGGCCCACCTTGTTCCAGGGTAATTTAAGCAAGATTGGATTATCCAAATACATCCTAGCTTAGATTTCCCTCCTCCTGCTCCTCCTCCGAAAAATATCTCTGTGTGTATGTCATCACTCAGATACCCCATAGCTTCTGCCTGCTTATCTGTTAACATAAAAAACTTATCAGTTGGTCGGATCTTCAGACTTTGCATTTATAATGCTCCCTTTTTTTATCTTCTTTATGTCTACTTCTCTTGGATCTATTAAAATTATTCTGTTCTCTTGTCTTATGTTTGTTTGGTTTACTTCTATTGTTGGGCCATCTCGAGGTATCTTTCCTGCAATTTGTTTGATTCTCATTTGTCTATCCCATTCTTTTTGTAATACTTCTAGTGCTCTTATTCTATCTTTTTCTTGTCCTTTATTGTTTCTTACAATGGTCCAGAGTTCTTTTATTCTGTTTTGGGTGCTTAGTTCTAACTGAGAAAGAGTTTTTGGTGCATCTTCTAGGTTTCTTCTCTTGGTTCTTTCATCCCATCTTACATTTGCATCTCTTATTATTGTTGATAAACCTGTTCCTAGTTTTTCTGCTATTTGTTCATAAGTTATCCCTGCCTCTATCATTCGTATTACTGTGTCCCTTCGTTGCTCTATTTCCTTCATCTTCTTTGTTGGAAGTCTTTGCTTAATTTGTTTCTTAGGTTTCATTTAGGTTCCTTAATCTCAAATAAACAATCTACACAGATGCTTATTTTGTAATCATATTCGAATTCTTTTCCACACTTGTCACATAAACATTTTATCATATATTTGCGTACCTTGCCTGCCAGTCACTTGGCATTTCAAACATCTCATTTGTCTGTGGTTCAATTAATAGGATCTCATTCTCTTTTGTAAAAAAGAAGTTTAGAGCATGTCCTTCCATTAAGGTTGTTCCCTCTATTGGTCTGTTAACATAAATTGTGCCTATGGTTGAGTCCCTTAGGATGTTCTTGATTAATGCATAAAGGCTATAAGCATATTTCTCACAGTCGAAGTTGTCTGAATAATACTTTAGGTGCCTAAATAGATTAAATTGTAATGCTGTTTTAAGTGTGTTTAGCTCGTATTGTTTGTATGACATGTCTGTTATTTCTATCTTGTGGCTTGGCACTCCTATTTTCTTTAGTTGGGATTTAATGCTAGGGCCTGTTACTGTTCCTACTTTCTCTGCTGTTGCTAGCTCTTGAAAGCTATCAAAAAAGCCTTTAAACAATGCACTTGCTATAATATTCGTTACATATTTTCCTATCATTTTTTCTCCTTGATGTATTTCTCTTCATAATGTTGTATGCTTAATGATTCCCTAGTCCATTTGTTATTTTGTTTAGTCCATATGTGATAAAAAATTGGTGTCTTGTTTGATTCCTGCCATTTCTTAAACATATGGAATTGTTTAATATCATGTTTTTGTGGATAATATTTCTTTTGAATGGTTGATTTGATTTCTACATTTTCTATTTTAAAAATAGGCTCTGAGCCAACAGATAATAATCTTTTAAAACATATAAAGTCTGGTGCCTTCTGACTTACTGCCACCTTAACTACATTATTGTCTCCATATAATTCTTGCAATCTCTTCTTGGATGCATACTCTCTGTCATATCCTCTTCTTTGTGGCATTTAAATCACATCTCCTCTTTTTATTTTCCTAGATGCCTCTTGATCTTGTTCTTTGCTGTCTTCCTTGATCTCCTTGTTGGGGCTTCATTCCTTGTATTTATTAATTTCTTAAGTATTGCTCTGTCCTCTTCTTTTCTTTGTCTTGATGATATTTTTTGTTTCTTTTCCATTGGATCTCCTATCCCCAAAAAGTTAGCTTTTTGTTGGATCTATCATATACCCCATGCTTTTCTTTGCTGCATCCTTTTCTTATGCATATAAGTCTCTGCACTGGGTGTTCTAGACTATAAACTGAATACCATTTGTGAAATCCTAATAAACAGAGAATTGGTGTTTTAATCTCGAGTCTCTTCTTTATGCTCCTTTTCGCCCTGCTTATCTTTGCCTGTAGTTTTATGCTTAACATTGGATTACCTTTAGTGTCAAAAGTGTCATTTTATGGTCGCTTTTTAATATTAGAAAGTGGAACTTGTATATAAAGATTTCTGTTTCAGTCATACGATTTTATCGTACATCTTGATTTTTTACTCTTATTTGATTTATCATATCCTTGTTTCCATGGAATTTTCTTTTGAATTCCTTTATTGTGATGACAATTAATTACATAACATATATTTTCTTCTTTAGATTTACTCTTGCCTCTCTCTGGATTGCCTCTTCCCATTTCATGTGTTCCATCCTACATTAAATAATAATGGTCTTGCCTTAGGTGTCATGAACTTCTTCCTGCAGGCTCTACACACTAGGTCTTCTTGGTCTTCATACTCGAATTCTTCCTGACAGTATCTGCAGATAAATTTCATCACTTTAAATCTTCTTCTGTTATATTAAATAAAGTTTGTATAAATGCAATTCTTCCATGTTTTTCCATGCGAGTCATTTGGCATAAAGATGCATCTCTTAATTGTTCTTCATAATGTTTAATCCATTTAATTGCTTCTTCTCTAAGGTCTACCAAGGGTTCTCCCCAGTCTCCTTCTTCCCAATCTATTCCGTTTTTTTCCAAAATATCCTTTAATGTTTTTAGTTCGCTCATTTTATCTCGCTCCACTTCTTCTTATCTTTCTCTCTTATTGGGTCTTTTCCTGTGAATTTTGCCCATCTGTTTATGATCACGTCTACGTACGCTGG